TGGGGCTACCGCAACAAAAGCTAGATGTGACCAGCCTTGGCGAGAAAATCCAGGTCATCGGCCTGGGAATAGACACTGATAAATTATGAAATGACCTATGTACTCAAAACCGACTTCGATAACGCGGTTTACACCCCATACGGTGGAGCCAAAGAGCTGATGTACGCTACCGACCACGCCGTTGTCATCGCTGGCCCTGCTGAGACGGGCAAGACGTTAGCCGCCTGCTGGAAAGCGCACATCCTGGCAAGTAAGTATCCCGGATGCCAGGGCGCTATCGTGCGCAAGACCCAGAAGGCGGTCTATGGCTCGGTCTTACAAACTTACGAGCGCATCATCAAGGATGCGCCCGTTGAGATCTATGGCGGCGAGCGACCAGAGAAGTTCATCTACGCCAACGGCTCGGTTATCTGGGTAGGCGGAATGGATAATCCCGATAAAGTGTTGTCATCAGAGCGTGACTTTATCTACCCCAACCAGGCCGAGGAGTTATCCCTGGATGACTGGGAGAAGCTGCTCACCCGCGCCACTGGGCGATCAGCGGTCATCCCCTACCCGCAGGTATTCGGGGACTGCAACCCGTCAGGCTCGCGCCATTGGATCCGGGAGCGAGCAGGGGAGGGTGCATTACGCCTCATCCCCTCCTATCATCGTGACAATCCAACGTTGTTCGATCCTGCAACTGGCGAGATCACTACGCAGGGCAAGCGCACTATGGGCATTTTAGAGGGATTGACCGGCGTGCGGCGCAAGCGGCTGCTGGAGGGCATCTGGGCAACGGCTGAGGGGGCGGTATACGATATGTTCAGCCCAGAGATCCATGTTAGGGAGCGGATGCGTGAGGAGTTCCAGCGCTGGGTCCTATGCATGGATGAGGGCTATACCAACCCGGCGGTCATCCTACTGATTGGCATCGATGGCGATGGGCGGCTGCATATTGCCAGGGAGTTCTACCGCCGCGGTGTACTGCAAAAGGCGGTAGTTGAGACGGCCCGCAAGTGGTACGACGAATTCCCCCTTGATAGCGTGGTGGTGGACCAATCGGCTGCCGGCCTGATTGCTGACCTGCGAGACGCAGGTATGCCAGCGCAAGGCGCCAAGGGCCGCGTATTGGATGGCATCACCGCTGTGCAGGGATACCTTAGAGTACAGGACGATGGCAAGCCAAGGTTGACGGTCGATCCAGCCTGCGTGGATACGATCAACGAATTCGAAAGTTATGTCTGGAAACCAGAGAAGGACGAGCCGATCAAGGAAAATGATCATTCTATGGATGCGCTGCGCTATGGCATCCTGGTACTGGATACCGGGCCGGTAATACTATTTGGAGCCTGACTATGGCACTACTACAAGACAAACGCATCAAAGCGATAACTTACATCCCTGGCTGGTCCGAGCTGTTCGAGACCAACAAGGTGAGCTCAGCGGCGCAGGCCTATGCCTACGTCCCGATCATTTACCGTGCCCTGCGCCTGCGCTGCAACGCGCTGGCAAAAGTGCCAGTCACGATCTTACAGGGCGAGAATGAAGTGGACTGGCCGTTTTCCTCCAACCTGTATGACCTGGTGTGGTGGACTGAGGCGGCGCTGCAGCTGGCCGGCGCAGCGTACTGGGAAAAGGTCGGCAACCAGGCCAAGGTGGTTAAGAATGTGGTGTGGCGTAACCCGTTCAGCATCGATGTGACCTATGATAGTAAAAAGAAGATACTTGAGTTCAAACAGCCGAACGAATTGGGCGGGGCCAAGTGGACCAACGACCTGACAAACGGCAAATATGAGATGGTCTATTTCCGCGAGTTTGACCCAACCAACGACCTACTTCCTGGCGTGGCGGCTGCTAACGTTGCGCTGACCAACTCGCAGCTGATCCGCTACCTGACCCGCTTCGGAGCCATATTCTTCGAGCAAGGTGCTATGCCAGTGGTATTGTTGCCGTTCGAGAATATTTCTGAGCCAGAGGCGCAGCGGGTGGAAGGTTTCTTCAAGAAAATGACGACTGGCGTCAAGAATGCCTGGCGGGTTCTGGCGCTGCGCGGTATGGTGGATCCCAAGATCATTACTCCCCCGCTCAAGGATCTGGTTATCCCCGAATTGTATGAGCAGGCGCGCCGTGAGGTGGCGGATGCTTTCGAGGTGCCATTGCCGCTCTTGGAGAACCCGGCCAACCGGAGCGTGACCGAAGAATTGCGCCTGAGCTTCTACCAGGACACGATCGAACCACACGGCTCATATATTGAGAG